AGCGTGGTTCGGTATCATGGAAAACCATGCAGGGTACGGTTATTTTAAATGATGCATGGATGGCGGTGTATGAGGCGGCATGTACTTCGTGAAAAATTTAGAATAAAATCAATAACATAATGCAATACGCGCGGCTCGCTCATCCTAACCGAGTCGCATCTTGACCTCTAAGTTTAGGACAGGACAATTTATTTAAGGAGAAACTACTATGGCTTACAGAAAATTTGACGACCCTGCATTGTCATCCAGTGATGATGCGAGAAAAGTATATCCGGTATTCCCGAAGGAAGCTCTTCGCAGGGCTATTCAGTCCATCACGAACCGCGTTGTAAGCGGTACGAACGGGACAATGGGAGGCACTGCCGGTATCGGGGCAGCATGGCTTGGCACGGGCGGAACAGCAGGTATTAAGCTTAATACCGCGCTTGGCCTTGCAATTAACGGCAGATATGGAACTGCTGTAGCGCAGGACAATATCTATCTGCCTACGGGAACGCAGAGCAAGTCAACATATGTAAAGTATCTTGTTGCTGCTAAATTCGGCACCGCTGCAACTGTGGTTGCGGGGAACGAAGGCGCTACCTCAACAGCGGCGCGACTGCCCGATTGCCCGGATGGATATGTGGCTGTTGGCTACATGGAATATGCGACTGGAACAGCCGGCGCTTATATCCGATTCGGTGGTGGAACGGCTGGTGGGTATAACGTACTTTCCGGCAATACCGCCGCGACATGCGGTACGGTAAACGCGTGGGAGCAACTGCTCCACATGCCTTATGACGAAGCGTAACAATTAAAAAGGGGTAGGACAGCCTGCCCCTTAGTTCAATCGCAGGAGGGCGAGATATGGCAACAGCTATTAAGAAAAAGGACATGAACATGTTCATCACACCGGAAGGTCATCCCAGAGACCGCATCATAATCAACGAGTCTGCTGAGATACCGAGAGAGGGAATCTTTATCGCTTTGAATGGGTATTCCTTTCTTGCAAAAGCAGGCGTCCCTATCGACCTGCCCCGCCCGGTAAGGGAAATGTTGGATACGAGAATCAAAACCGATACACAGATGGTTGACGACGGTAACGGGCACCTGATTACTCACCCCCGAAATATGCTGAGGATAACATATTCCATAGTGCAGCTCGATGTGAATGCTGTTCCGACGGAAGCCCCGGCATCAGGGCATAACGAAGCGCCAGCATCCCCGGCGTAAAGTAACGCAACGCCGTTGCATAGGAGGTAATTATGACCGGGAGAGAGATGGTCGCCCACATGCGCGAAAGCGTCTTGGACGATATGGCGGTTCCTTATTTATGGCCTGATACTGAAATTCTGAGAAATCTTAATTACTCGGAGGTTCAGGCTTGTCGTAGGGCAAACCTCATCATAGATGGGATAACTGCCAACGATAATGGCACAGCCGGAACCGCAGGAACACTTGGGCAGAGACCTCTCTGCTCTTTATCTCTCGTGGCGGATCAGGCTTACTATCTGTTGTCTTCCAAGATTCTTCAGATAAAGCGATGCCAGTTGCGCTCGATGACGTATCCTCTTAACGGCCCAGTGACCTATCCTGAACTTGATGATGGACTGTCCGGATGGATAGGGACAAGCGGCACAGTGGGCACAGCAGGTTCGGGAGGATACCCAGCGTATTTCTTAAACGAGCCCGGTAACACGATAACCTTCGTACCAGCACCGTCTGTATCCGATACAGCGTCTCTTGTCGTATCTCGCTTACCCTTGACACCCTTTACTCTTAATACCTCTCCTGAGATTGACGAGAAGTGGCATGAAGGGCTGATGAACTGGGCAGCCCGACTTTGTTTTCTTAAACCGGATTCCGATACATACAATCTTAATCTCGCGCAGGAATACGAGAAGAGATTCACGGCGGAGTTCGGAATTCTTCCCGACGCATATAGCGAACGGATGAGAAAAATAATATCACAAAGACAAATTATGAGGCCGCGCGCGTTCGGCAGCTAATTCAAGGAGGAACAAATGGCTATTAAAAAAACAAGCAAAGAGGCACCCCAAATATTCGTTGGAAGCACAAATCCGAATACAGACAAGGTGGCACCTACAAAAGTAGGCGATATCTATGTCAACACAGCCCTACTGACTCTTCATTTTGCTTTCGGGCTCGCCGGAACTCAATGGGGGACTGCCGGAACAGCATGATAAACCATACCGTTGAGAGTGAGGACTGCCTCTCAACGACACCAAGGAGGACTATGTATGGCACAGCATATCACTACTATACCTGTTTTTAGAAATACTTCCTGCGGAGCAACAGGAACTGCTGGTACGATTCTTTCCGATCCAATTGATTTAAGGGATATTTGCGCTCAAGGCATTACAGCCCTCGCCTATTCGATCTCTTCCACAACGGGAACTGCTGGTTCAAGTTTATTTGGATATCAGGATTGCTCTGTATATGATGGAGTATACCGCGAGGCTGGGACTTTCGGAACGCAGGGGAATGTTAAAGGCCAAGCTGGGAGAATAAACTTCACAACTATAGTCGCGCCGTTTATTAAGATAAAAGCGCTCACAGGAACAAGCGCACACGCTCTCTTTACTGCGGAGCTAAGTGTTCGATAAGGAGGACGCATGGCTCTTAAAACGCTATCTCTTATAAGAGGCGATTCGCAGACGTATACCCTTACGTTTAAAACTGCTGCTGGCACTTTGTACTGTCTTAAGAACTGGAACGTCTTCTTTACACTTAAGACAAATCATGGCCTTGATGATAACAGGGCCTCTCTCCAGAAAATTATCACATCATTCTCTGACTCAACGGGCGGAACTACTGGCGTTGCCGTTATCCCCATTTACCCCTCAGACACAAAGGAACTTGATCCGGGAGAGTATGATTTTGATATCTCCGTTCTTACTGCGGCCAGCGAATCATTTACCGTTATGAGAGGCAAGCTCAATCTTGAATATGATGTCACCAGAACACTCGGTACTGCTGGGACGGCAGAATAAGGGGAAAGAGTATGGGCGAAAGCATAACTGTATATTTTACCAATCCGATCACAGGAGTTCCGGGGTCTTCTGGAACAAGCGGAACCTCTGCTGTTGGCTCTTCGGGGACGAGCGGGACATCCCCTCTTGGGTTTACGTCGGGTACGTCAGGAACCTCCGGAGAAGGTTCGTCTGGAACATCAGGAACGAGTGGGTTGGCAGGTTCTCATGGTACGTCCGGAACGAGCGGCAGTTCCGGCGCGGGTTCATCTGGCACATCGGGCACGAGTGGAGTAGGAACGTCAGGGACATCCGGTTCGAGCGGGACATCGGCTGAGGGGTCTTCTGGAACCTCTGGAACTTCTGGGACATCTGCCCTTGGCGTCACCTCTGGAACCTCTGGCACTTCGGGTGCTGGCAGTAGCGGAACATCGGGTACTTCCGGCTCATCCGGGACAAGCGGAGTTGCTGGCGGCGCTGGCTCAAGCGGTACGTCTGGCTCAAGTGGTAGCAGCGGGAGCTCCGGCGCGGATGGTTCTTCAGGCACATCTGGCACATCGGGGAACGGCACATCTGGAACCTCCGGTTCGTCAGGGTCTTCTGGCGGTGGCACTTCCGGCACCTCTGGAACCAGCGGCACGATAGGTACAGATGCCACATTTAACCATATACACATCTCCGGCAGCGATGGAGCTGGAACGATTGGGACGACAGGCGTGGTGGTAAATGTATATTTCGGCACTGCGGCGACCATGGCTACGAATGGAATACCACAGGGATCGCTCTATTTTCAATACACGTAATGCCACGGAGCGTGAGTGGATATGAGATATCTGTTGCTTGCAGTTTTAATCATCATAACCCTCTGGGCATGGAGCCTTGTGAGGGCGGGGAGTAAGGAATGGTTATTAGAATAGAAAAACGCAATGATAGAATTGGATGGGATGTAAGTGCAATCTTAACTGATGGCAAAACAACATCGGTCATTACCTTTTATTGGCCTTTTAAAGAAGAACCTGCGAAAGACGATGCCAAACTTCTTGAGAAGGTAAAGTATTTGCAAGAGAACTTTATTGAAGAAGGAAAAAATACGCAGGAGCCATCGTTTGCCAAATCCGAGGTAGAAGCCCTGCTTATTGAAAAAGGGTATCTGGTGAAAGAAGCAAAGCTTGAAGATTTAAAAACGGCTGCTGAGTTTATCTCTGAAAAGGTGGTGGAATAATGGCTAATTGGTTTGTAGACTCTCAACTTGGTTCAGGGAACAACGATGGCACGACTACCGACCACGCATGGAGAGGTACAAGTGCAATCAAAACAGCAATGGAGTATGGTTCTTTTGCTGATGGTGATAGAATATGGATTAAAAGAGACTCCTCTTATGATGAGGGGGTCGCTAACAATGGCGCTGACATAGCTCCAACAGATGATGGTATTATATCAGCTCCACTTTATTTTATCGGATGGCCTCGTCCTGAATTACCGAACACCACGATTACTCAGGCTGACTGGACGAACGGCAGTACTACGGTTGATAATATTGTAGGAATAACCTGCACAAGGCTTTCACATCAGGCAAGATGGGCGGTGGCTCCGGACGGGAAGAAGTACCTAATTACACGAGTCATTGATGCCAACACAATTATTGTGGACAGAGAATATGTTGGAAGCACAGTTACAGGAACAAGCGGGAAGTTCTCTATCGAGGCAGATGAAGATTATGCCACAGCACAGGCCATTGACGATAGTGCATGGACAATAAAGTTAAGCACTTGGAGTGATGACTCTCACGATATGCCGTTTATAGATTTCAATGATGAAGCGTACCAGCTATTGGTTTCAGCGGATTTTTACTTCTCTTTTAGAAATCTTGAAATGAGATCAAGCAGCGATGCGGCCGGTATATTTGCCGTTTCTTCTGCTTATGTTTGCGAAGTAATCGGCTGTTTGTTTAAGCAAACATCTAATTCTTATGCAGTATTAGCGACCGGGCCAACGCTTATTATGGATAGGTTCACGATTGAAGGAACGGAAGATAGTGGTGCAAATACCGATCAGTATGGCCTTACTGCAGGTTATGGTATGTTTTCAATGCGAATTAGAAACGGTGCAATTTATAATACGGGCGGAGTTGGATTAGGGGCAAGATCGGGAGCTTATTTGTCGTCCGGAGTAATTGAAAATGTTAATGTTGGGGTAGAACAGGCTAACGGCACTTTTGATATATCCTTTGCCTTAGCAACAAGCATGTATTTAAGAGATATTAAGTCGGGCGGAACAAATGGTTATGTGAATTTGCCAGTAACAGCAAACCCCATAGGACAGTTAAATATAGAAAATTATGGTAAGGTTCTCGGAGCACATAAGTCTTGGTTTCCGGGCGGAGTATTAGAAAAGGTTGCAGTTACAGCAACAAATGCAAATAAAAAACTTTCAGACAATGTGCTTAAGATCACACCGAACGCAAACAGTGTGCCTGCTGGAATTATGTATAAGCACATACTCTTTGAGGGAGAATTTGAATTACAGGCCGGAGCGCAAACAATAAAGTTCTGGCTGTTTAATGATGTTGGAGCAACACTTAATAATACCACAGCAACAGATAACATTTTTCTTGAAGCGACTTATGTTGATTCTTATGATGATACCACAGAATACACACAGACAAGAGTATTCAGCACAGAGATTGACATAGCGG